GATATCGGCACTCAGATCGCCGTTAGTGACGGGGTCGCTTCCCGGAATCGGGCAGAGGCTCACCTTCGGGCAGGCGTTGTAAACAATGACCGGCGGTGGCGCAGGCGGTGCGGGTGTGCAACCGGCGCACAGCATCAGGCAAATCAGCGCGATACCAGCGGCGTAATTCCTCGTTTTCATTCAGTAACCTCGTGATGGTGTGTTCCCGTCTTGCCGCCAGCTCACCGGCGGCGGTCAGCTCGTCACTGAGCCTGACCTGCTCGGCGCCATTCGTTCTGGCGATGCGTTGCGCCACGGAAAGCTGATTTTTCAGCATCCCGATAGTCGTCTTTTGCTTACTGGCGACCCGGTTTGCTCGCTCAAACGAGCGGGACAGATTCGCGTTATCGTGGCACAGCCACAGCACCACGGCGAGCAGCCCGGTCAGCAGCATAATCAGCACTTTCATTGCATCCCCTTCACACAGTAAGCCCGTTCACGCGCACGGCGATTCTCAAGCCCTTTGTTTCTGTCGCCATTCACGAACACCCAGCGGGTGAGCTGGTCGCACGCCTGCCACCATTGATGACGCTTGATAAACGAGACCAGTGTAGAGCGACACGCCGCGCCGGTACCCACGTTGAATGAGAAACTCACCAGCGCGTCATATACTTGCTGCGGCATTTCAACCGGCACGCAAACGGCGAGACGCTCCTCGACGTTCAGCACATCCGCGACAAGGTCCGCCGCCGCCTGTCGCTCGGTAATTTCCCCTTTTGGGATGACACCGGCAGTGTGGCCGATGCCTGACGTCCACACTCCCGCGCTGCACTGGTAAGGCGTCAGGCGACATCCTTCGAGGTCGGCAATCAGCGCCAGCCCCTCGGGCGAGGTGTTAAGCAGACGAAAGTCAGGCATCAGTGCGGCCAGTGCCAGCACGGCGGCCACACTGCAGCGTTTAATGATTGAGCTCACGCATCGCCCCCTTATCCAGTCCGAGTGAGGTCAGATAGCGATAGGTTTTGCGCTTAAACCACAGATTCGTCAGCGCGGTAAAAATGCCGCAACCGCTACCCACATAAAGCGCCATTTTCTCGGGCGACATCGCCCCGAAGTACGCCAGCCCCACGGCCAGCCAGTAGGCGATAAACGTCGTGATTTTTTCCATACTCAGTCCCATAGATTCACCGTCTCGGTTTTCGGTGCGCTGTCGGTCTCGGGCAGCTCTAACGCCGTGCCGTGCGGCAGGATGACGCCCAGCTCCGACAACCCCGAATTCGCCTGCAGCACCGTCTCGACGACGCCCTCAGTGCGCCCGTAATAGCGCGCACATATCGCGTCGAGGGTGTCGCCCTGCATCGCGTAAACCTTCATCAGATTTGCCCCACAATACAGCGCGCTTTGTCCTGAATACGCGCCACTGACCAGCGCATATCACGCCACATCTCATCGATGGTGCTGTCGATGCTGTCGGCCTTTTTGTCGCCCTTGCTGGTCGCATCCACGCCGCGATAACGCTCGTAAAGCGTGGCGGTCGTCATCGAGCACACGGCGTTGAAGTAGTGGAAGCAGCGCACGCTTTCGCCGTCGAGTTCGTCGGAAGGAACATCCGCGAGCGTGGCATGACCGGCGTCGAACTGCAGGTCGCGCCAGTCGCGCAGCTCCGCATTGGTTTCCGCGATGGCGGTCTTTATCGCCCGGCGCAGACGCACAGGGGACACAGTCTGCTCAAGGCGCATTTCTTCGCGCAGGCGCTGCGGGTCTACATCAGGAAAAAAACCGGTATTTTTAATCACCGGCTCACTCTCGCCCGGTGGCGGTATCACCACGCCCGGCACGTCCTGCGGCGTTGTTGTGGGCTCAATAATCAGTGTCGTCATGACAACCTCGGGAAATAGGTGGGCGGTGGACGCCGGTCGCAGTCAGGGCAATCAATACCCGCATTGACCGGCGTGCCGCCCGGCTCGGGGAGCGTTCGGTTAACCTGCGGCTTTTGCCGCCTTTGGTGGACGCCCGCGCCGGGCCGCCGGTTTAGCAGCAGGCTTGCGCGTGCGCGGTTTGTTCGTTTTCGGTGCGGGTTCAGGCTTCGGTTTGAGCTGACGCTCAAGCTGTTCGATATCCTTTTTCACGCCAATGGTGCGCTCCAGCTGAATGGCGCGCTGCAGGTGCGCCAGTGCCTCGGGCAGCTCTCCTGCGTCACGCAGCACGTAACCGGTGATTTTGTGCAGCTTCGCGCGCACGATGTCGGGCATATCTGCGCGCTCAGTCAGTGCGAGGGTATCGAGCAATAGCGCCAGCTCAGGTGACTGTTTAGCGTCACGCAGACGCTGCGCGGCAAGCGCCACCTCTTCGGCCAGCAGATACGGCGTGGTGCGGCGATGACCGCCGACCGGCATCATCAGGCCATATGTCATCGCATATCGGGCAATTTCCAGCGCACCGGCGATATCATCCGCATCGAGACGCCAGAGCATGACGGTCATGACAATGTCATCCTGCGCGCCCTTGCCATTCGCAAGGACACCCGCCACCCACGGCAAATAGAACGGCAGCAGCTCGCGCTTTTTCTCTGCCTTGCGCTCAGTGGATCGGATTTGTTTTAACGTGCGACAGTCTGCGGCCAGCTTAACGAGCATCTGCTCATAGGCAGTTGCATTGCGCAGCGGGGCAACAGCCTGCCGCGCAGTTTCAGAGGCCGAGACCCGCATCATGTGAAGCGCAGCGGGGCTCGTCATGGTTTACTCTCCGCCGTTCTGGTCGACAGGCGCCGCGAATTTGCCGAGGATGATGTTTTCAATCAGGCAACCGGCGGCGTAAGCCTCGACCACATAATCAATATTCATTGATTCGTAGTTCTCGATGCGGTCCTTTTTCGGCTCCTCGATGATGGCGCGACGGTGCGCGTCATCCATGAAGTAAATCGACAGGTTGTCGAGACGTGTCACCATCAGGGCATTCGCCGGGAAGTACGGCACGCGCACGGCTGGCAGGTTGCCGATACGCTTCTGGCTGATGATGATGTCAGCGGCCAGCGTCTCGCTGTTTTCCTGCGTCTTGTTGACGATCGGAAAATATTTGTCAGCCAGCAGCTTACGACCGGTAATGACGACGAGCTCCGGGTCATCCTGATAAATCTCGTCAATCAGGTTGGTCGTGGCATCCATCACCAGCGCGTCGAGGTTTTGATAGTCGCCGTTCTCCCCCACGCGGATCACATCAGAAATTACCTTGCCGTCTGCATCGGTGATTTTTGACATTACGCGCGCCGGTGCTTCATTGCGGTACTTCTGCAGCCAGCCCACCGCGACATCCTGCAGCATCGGATGCGTTTTGCGGTTGGAGGTTTCCGCGCGCTCGATGCCGTTGAAACCGGCCATGATGAAGTCGAGCGACTGGCGTTTGATAATCGCGTCACGGATACGGGTCTGGAAGTCCTGGAATCGCGCCCACAGGTCGAGCTGTTTGTAACGGATATGGAAATCGAAGTTGATTTGCGCACATTCGTACTTGTTGGATTCAAGCGCCGTAAAATCAGCGGTCTTACGCTCGTCATCCCCGGCAGTATCGGCGGTGCTCGCAATCGTACCGTTTACGCCTACCCCGACCTTTTCGCCTTTCAGTTCATCGACCGGCACGATGTTGATTTTGGTCAGAAACGCGGATGACAGCTGCAGGGTGTTCATCAGCGTCTGCGTCACGGATGGCTCGACGGTGAATTTCTTCGCCACGCGGGAAAGGTAGGCATTAAATTTAAAGCGGGTTTCTTTACGCATTGTTATTCCTGTTTTCTAAGAATGGGGTATCAGGCCGGGCAGCGCCCGGCGCGTTATCAGCAGTTGGTCAGCAGCTCGTCGCCCGTCCCGCCTTTCGAGAGTTCACGGCGCGGCTGGCGCTGGCTTTCGGTGTTATCGAGGGAGCTTTTCAGGGAGGTAAACGCCTGCGCGTTTTCTTCGGTCTGGCGGGTGACGTCCTGTTGCAGCTGTGCAAACGCTGTTTCCATGTCCTTCACACGGGTCTCGGTGGCGGTCAGGCTGGTCTGCACCTGCTCGGAAACGACCGTAACGGCTTCATGCACATCAGCCAGACGCGCATCGTCAGTGGCCTGTTTGCGGCTGAAAATGGCTTTGACCTTGTCGGTCAGGCTGTTCAGCACGGTGTCGGGGACATCATCGAATTCCAGCTCAGCCAGCGTGGCAACGGAAAACAGGTCGTCAGGATGGGCTTTTTTACCGGCGAGCGGGTTCTGCGTCGCCCGGCTGCAGAATTCGAGGTATTCAGTGCCGAGGCTTGCCGGGTCATCGGTGACGGCGAGGCCCACGAGGTAACATTTGCCGCTGTTGGCAAAGTTCGGGCGGATCTCCATGGAGGTGTAAACCTTCTGCCCGGCTTTCACCATGCTCACCAGCTCGTCGAGCGGCGCGATTTTGCCAAAGAGCGCTTTCTTGCCGTTCAGCGCCGAGTCATCGCTGATGATTTCGGCTTTCACTTCGGTAACGTCGCCATAACGTTTGAGCACACTGTCGGGCAGGATGCCGCGCAGATGTTCGAGGTTAATGCGACAGCCATAGACACGTGGGTCGAAGGTGTCCGCCATATCCTGAATGTCAGCGCCACTGATGACACGGCCATCGCAGGTGTCGCCCTCGACGCCGATGCGAAACCATTTAGAAACTTTCTTTGCCATTGTTCAGGTGTCCTGATGTTGGGTTTACGGTTCGGGGTTAGTTTCCCGACTCCGACCCGCATCAGCCACCGCTTAAGATCCGATTAGATCTGACACAACAGGGGCTTAGCGATAAATCATGTCCATTTCCATAGCCTTTCCTCGCGACATCAAAACGAGGTGAGAATGACAATATCGACTGATTTATCACTGCTGAATGACCCACGAAGACAGGCGCGCCTGCTGTTCTGGCAGGGATTTTC